GCAGCAGCGGCTTACAGCCTACGTGACCTTAACGACAAAGCGGGTAACAACAAGGTTGTGCGTGTTCGTCGTGCTAGTGATAACCACGAGCGTGACTTCTTAGCCAAGGAGGTATCTAATGGGACACTTCAGAACTGGGTGAACACTCAGACAGTTCTACCTCTAGACATTCAAGCACTAGAAGCTGATGGACGCACAGGTGACTTCCTTATTGCTAAGGCGGCTTACTCCCTTCGTAGCCTAGGTACACGTCAGGCTACCGTAGGAGTTAATGACACTTCTGGATTTAGACTAGGTAAGTTCGTAGCGCAGGTTCGTCGTAGCTCTGACGATGCCTTGAAGTCCTTTACTGCCGATGAGGTTACTGATGGAACCTTGTTGGCTTTTGTTAATGAAGATGTAACTATATACCAATCAGATTTTTCAGCAGGAATAGATGGATTTAACGCAACAAGCACTACAACCGCAACGGGTAATCAAGACGGAGTAAGTGATTCAGCTGGAACAAGCAAGGACAATGTATTAAAGGTAGTTAAAGCAGCAGATGCCCAAGGTTATATACAAAGAGACCAAGGAGTTGTAGCTGGTCTAACTTATACGGTATCTGGCTCATTCTTTGCTCCATCGGCAAACACTACTGTTGATGGAATAATGATTAAGGATGGATTATCTGGCAGTAGTCTTTCTGATTATCCAAGCGGATATTTAGTTTCAGATGGGACTTGGACAGACTTTTCTTTTTCTTATACAGCAACAGCAAGTGGAAATCAAAGAGTTAACGTTGGCATTAGTTCTCTTGGCAGTAATCCCAATGGTTCATCTACTGGTTCAACGGGAGACATTGTTTATATAGCTGATTTAAAGTTTGTTGAGACTACATCTAACGGCTTCGTTAAAACTTGGTATGACCAAAGTGTAACCAATCAAGCAGGAGATACAGCAACAGGTAACCACGCAGTTCAAGGGATTGCTGGAAGCCAGCCTAAGATTGTTAGTGCTGGTGCTTTAAATACTAGCGGTGGTCTTGAGTTCGATGGTAGTGATGATTTCTTTTCTTTAACTAGTAGTTTTAGTTTTCAAAATAAAGCAGGTTGCGTTTTCTCTCTTCAGGACGGGCAACATGCGCTCAGTGACTTTACGCTAGGAAATTCTAGTAGCAGTAGAGGTATAGGATTTAAAAATAATCAAACAAGGTGGTTCTTTACTACTGGTGCAATCGACATTGATAACAGTAGTAGCACATCTGGATTAAGCCTATTTACAGCTCTGCACGATGGAACAACAAATGACCCAAATGTAACAGCCTTTGTTAACAGTTCTTTAATTGTTGATGGAAGTCCAGACGCAAACCAAGGAGAGGCAAATGTTTCAACTGGTATTAATCAAATTGGAGCAAGAAGGGATTTAAGTTTCCTAGAAGGCACAGTAAAAGAAATTATCATTTACGACACCGACCAAACCGACAACCGTGGAGCCATTGAAGCTAACATCGGTGAAGCCTACAGCCTCACTGGTATCCCTGCGTATGACAACACAGTGGACGGCTTTGTAGAGACTTGGTATGACCAGTCAGGTAACGGCAATGATGCATTGCAACCAACTGCTGGAAGTCAGCCTAAGATTGTTAATGCTGGGTCTTTTTTAAATGAGTTAGACTTCGATGGAACTGCTGATGAACTTGCCATAGATTTTGGAGCTGACTTATCGCAAGCAAATAGCTTATTTATGGTGCATCAGTCGGCCTCACTTAGTTTTAATAACAATGACTTTTTTGACCGTATTAGTGGTAGTCCGAGGACTTTATTAGACCAATCAGGTTCAAATTACAGAATGCTTAGTCCGTCTTCCGTTAGCACTGGAGTAGCAGTTACAACGGACAAATCTTTAGTGTTTGCGCTATACAATGGTGCATCTTCTTTATTTGCTAAAAACGGAACAGCTACCAGTGCTTTAGATGCTGGGACTCAAGATATTAACCAAAATAGCTCGTTAGGTTCTTCAGGTTCTAATTTTTATAATGGCTCAATGCAGGAGTTTATTATTTACAACTCCGACCAATCCTTGAACCGTCCCGCCATCGAAGCTAACATTAACAATCAATACGACATCTACTAATGTATCTTATATTCGCATCCGAAGAAGCCGCCATTGAGCGAGCAGACGAAGAAGGCAAAGACAACAACTTCTCCTACTGGACTGAAGGCAAGGGAACCAGATGGTTGACTAAGCCAGTCCCTACGGCTGACGGTATGTGGGCTTTAGATGTTTCTGAGTATGACCTCGACGAGTCCGAAGAGTCCGCTACTGTTGATGCCTATTCACCCCTAGAAGTCGAAGAGGACTAATATATTTATGAGTAACAAATCTGCCGAAAGCTTATACACCTCCCTTGAGGGGAAGCGCTACCAATACCTAGACAGAGCCAGACAAGCATCTAAATTAACTTTACCTTATGTAATGCCTGATGAGGGCTTCGGTTCTCATTCACGGTTAGAGACACCATTTCAAGGCGTTGGGGCAAGAGGAGTAAACAACCTCGCTTCTAAATTACTGTTGGCACTTCTACCCCCCAACGCCCCCTTCTTTAGATTAAACATAGACAAGTATGCTTTGGCAGCCGAAGGCGCTGATGCAAGTGTGCTGTCTGAAATCGAAGCAGGACTTCAACAAGTAGAAGATTCTGTGATGGATGAGATTAGCCGTGAGACCTATCGCGTTGCTATCCATGAAGCACTTAAGCATCTTATTGTTGCTGGTAATGCTTTGATATATATGCCTGATGATGGCGGTATGCGTGTGTTTCACCTAGACCGCTATTGTGTTGAGCGTGATGCTATGGGTAATACCCTATACATCTGCACCAAGGAAACACTTTCATATATGTCACTATCCGATGAGTTGAAAGAACTCGTAGGTGTCCAAGGAGAAAGCGTTGACGAGGCTATCAATCTTTACACAGCAGTGTGCCGTAAGAGTGACCACTGGTTTGTCTACCAAGACATCAACGGTATTCGTATCCCATCCTCTGAAGGTAAATACAAACTAGACAAGAACCCATTCATCCCTCTTCGCTTTACTCGCGTTGATGGTGAAGACTATGGTCGAGGTTATGTAGAAGAATATCTCGGAGACCTACAGTCACTTGAGACCCTTACCCAAGCAATCGTTGAGGGTAGTGCAGCAGCAGCCAAGGTTCTATTCATGGTTAATCCTAACGGTACAACCAGAGCAAGGACACTAGCTGAATCACCTAATGGTGCTATCACCCAAGGTAATGCTCAGGACGTATCGGTTCTACAACTTAATAAATTTAATGACTTCCGCGTTGCCCAAGAAACTATCAGAGAAATCAAAGATAGACTTGGACACGCCTTCTTACTTACTTCAGGAGTTGTTCGCCAAGCCGAACGTGTGACTGCCGAAGAAATAAGAATGTTAAGTATTGAACTAGAGTCTGCCCTTGGTGGTCTCTACTCTCTACTTAGTACAGAACTTCAAATGCCTATGGTCAACCGACTGTTGGTAGTAATGAAGAAAAAGAAATCGTTACCTGAACTACCTAAGAATGTGGTGAACCCTGTTATCATTACAGGTGTTGAAGCACTAGGTCGTGGTAATGATTTACAGAAACTTGACTTGTTCCTAGCTGGAGCAGCTCAAGTTGTTGGTGCTGAAGCTGTCGCTCAGTTCGTTAATGTAAGTGAATACTTCAAACGTAGAGCAACCTCTCTGGGTATCAAGACTCAAGAGTTAATCAAGAGTCCTGAACAGATGCAGCAAGAGGCACAGGAAGCCCAACAAGCAGCGATGATGCAAGCTGCCATACCTAATGGCGTAAATGCGATTAGTAGCCAGTTAAGCCAAGCTCAAGACGGAGCGAATATGAATCAACAAGTAGAAGCAAGCGAGTAAAAATGGAAAGAGTAGTTATACAGGAACACAGTGAGGACGAAAATATCTCACTAGAAAAACAAGCGGCAATGCAAGACGAAGCCGCCAAAGCTAGAGGTCAATCTATCGTATCTGAATCTGAAAAGGTTGAAGAGACAGAGACCCCTATTGAAAGTGAGCGCCCTGAGTGGTTGCCTGAGAAGTTTGACACACCAGAAGATATGGCTAAAGCCTATTCCGAAGCTGAGAAGAAACTATCAGAGCCAAAGGACACCAAGGAAAGTAAAGAAGCTAAACCTAAAGAAACTTCTGAACCTTCTGACAATGTTATCTCAAGTGCCTCCGAAGAATTTTCTAATAAAGGAGAGCTATCTGACAAGACCTATGAAAGTCTTGAACAAGCTGGTCTCTCCCGTGAAATGGTCAACGCATACATCGCTGGTCAACAGTCATTAGTAGAAGCTCAAACTGCAAGCATCCACAACTCTGTGGGTGGTGAAGCTGAGTATGACGCTATGGCTAGATGGGCTGGTGAAAACTTAGCCGATGATGAGCTAGATGCCTTCAACACGATTGTTGAGAGTGGAACAACGAGCCAAGCAAATGTTGCAGTCAAAGGCTTATATGCTCAATACAAAGCGCTAGGTGGTGGAGAGCCTTCCCTTGAAAAAGGTGGAACTTCTGCTGCTGATGCGGGCGCAAAGCCCTACGGTTCTGCCGCTGAGGTAACGAGAGCTATGCGTGACCCTAAGTATGCGGAAGACGCAGGATACAGAAAGCTAGTTGAACAGAGACTCTCAGTCACAACCGCAATTTAATTATGACCCCAGAACTAATAGCAATGCTCGGAGGTGGTGTCAGTGGTTTCGTAATGAAACTCATTGGCGCACAGATGGAAAACCAAGCCCGTCAATTTGAGCGCATGATTACGACACAGCAGACAGCAGATGCCTCGGCTGATGCCGCTGCCAAACGTAATGGTGGTGTATTAGTTCGTAGATTCCTAGTGGTCTCCACTGTCTTTGCCATCGTAGTTGCCCCGTTCGTGTTCGCATGGACAGACGTGGGTGTCAGCGTTGCCAGAGAGACTGGAGGCTTTCTAGGGCTATTTAAAAGTGTCCAATGGGAAACTGTTCAAGGATTCGTAATCCTCCCTGAAATCAGACAAACCGCTTTAGCCATCGTAGGTTTCTACTTTGGCTCATCTCAAATTAAATGACAGAGATTCTCAATGTTGTCTCATCCATGACACCAATCCTTATTGGTATAATTACTCTAATTATTGTGTTGGCTCGGATGCACTACAACGTTGAATCTCTTTCAGAAAAAGTAAAAATTCTTTTTGACTTCCATAATAAAAAAAAGAAATAAGATGAATGAAATTATATCTAATACTATTATCTTTTCTTGCGTTCCTAATCCCCCAATTAAAAGCAAATGAAAATCTGTCAATCTCCAGATTCGTGTCAAAAATCCCTTTGTGGGAAGTGTATCCGAATAGTAAGCCTAACGTCATTGGTGACGGTGGCAAAGCTTTTGGCTACTATCAAATTACAAGTATTATGGTTAGGGACTACAATCGTATCAGCGGTAAAAGTCTTGTACATGAAGATTGTTTCGACCCAAGAATTTCTAAAGAAATCGCTTATACAGTTCTGGCGCACTATTCAAAACATATTAAAAGACAAGGAATAGAACCGACTGTAAAGCATTGGTTGTTTATATGGAATGGTGGTGGTGGTGCTTGGAGACGAGTACATCATCCTATCAGTGACCGTAAACAATTACGACTGGAGGGTTATGCTCAACGAGCTATGACCTTCCTATAACTTTCGTTTAAGATTAATAAGCACAATGCCCTCCGAGGAGGATAACATTTGGTAAGCAGATAATCGAAGACAAAAACAATAAACTAAAACTAACCCCAATAAAAGAAAGAAAAAACTATGGCAAATGGTAATACATCCCCAAGTCGCAGTGGTCTCATTTCTGGCGGTTCTGACAATGATGCATTGTTTCTCAAAGTCTTCTCAGGAGAAATCCTGACTGCTTTTGAACAGAACAATGTCATGAAGGACTTGCACTTGATGCGTACAATCACATCAGGTAAGTCTGCTCAGTTCCCAGTATCAGGAATTGCTTCTGCAAAATATCACACCCCTGGAGTCAACATCGCTGACTCTGGTAACTCGATGCTTAGCAGCATTGGAATGAACGAGCGTGTCATCACTATCGATGATGTTCTTGTATCGTCCACATTCATTGCTAACATTGATGAACTCAAGAGTCACTACGACGTTCGTAGCATCTACGCTTCTGAACTTGGTAAGGCTCTCGCAAAACGCTTCGACATCGCAACAATGAAGACTCTCTTCGCTGCTGCTGGTACAGGCGCTTCTGCTCCACAAGCTGGCGGTAACTCAATCACAGGCGCAACTACTAACACCACTGCTGGTATCATCGACGCACTCTATGCGGCTGCTACTAAGCTTGACGAAGTAGATGCTCCAAGTGAAGGACGTTTCGCTATCGTAACTCCTGCCCAATACTACAAGCTATTGACTGCTGATAATGTTGCTATCAACAAGGACACCTCTGGTGGTTCTGCTGATGCTGCTCGCGGTACAATCGTTGAGGTTGCTGGCATCCAACTCAAGAAGAGCAACAACTTCCTAGAAGTTATCGCTGAAGGTGACTTATCAACTGGTCAGTCAAATGCTGACAATGATGATGGTTCTGCTAACAACGATGTATTCGGTGGAAGCGGAGTAGGTTACAATGGTGACTTCTCTGCGTTGACAACTGGTGCTGATGCTACTCTTGAGCATGGTATCCTTGTTGGTACTAAGGAAGCTATCGGTACAGTTAAGCTTCTCGACCTCGCTACAGAGTCCGAGTACCAAATCGAGCGTCAAGGTACACTATTCGTTGCTAAGTATGCAATGGGTCATGGTGTCCTTCGC